GGAATCGCCACTATTAAAGGAAGAAAGATGATTTTATACGATAATCTATTAAACCAAGAGCTATCGGATGATTTGTTAAAGACTCTTTCTGGCCCTTTCTTTCCTTGGTATTACACACCCTTCACAGCATACAGTAAGCAGTTTGCAACAGAGAACACCAGAGATGTTCCTCAGTTCACACATGGCTTCTATGCAAATAGTCATATAAATTCCAAATATTTTAATATGGTTGCTCCTATTATGGATCTCTTACCTAAAGAATATAACAAGAATAATTTAGTAAGAGCAAAGGCAAATCTTATCTACAAGAATTCAATGTATCCTATGGGGTGTCATAATACTCCTCATGCTGATATGCCAGATATGGATACAACTTCCCTTATATATTATGTTAATGATTCTGACGGAGATACTGTCTTTTTTCAGGAGACACCAGATACGTTCAATGGTGTAGTAACAGAGACTCTTAGAAATAAACCAAAAAAGAATCAGGCAGTATTGTTCAATTCTAAACATCTACATACGAGCGTACCTCCAAGAGAAAACGATATCCGTATAATTATAAACTTTGTGTTTAACAATGAGGAAGTATAAGATGAAAAAGTTTATGATTGCTGCAGCTGTTGTTCTATTATCAACTCCAGCAATGGCTAAATTTGATATCATAATCTCCAAGACACATCAGTCTATGACTGTTTATGAGGATGGTAATCTGGTTGATGTTTGGTTTGTTTCTACTGCTCGTAGAGGTTATTCAACCCCTTCTGGCACTTTCCATCCTTATTCCTATCAACCCATGCACTACTCAAAGAAGTTCGACAATGCGCCAATGCCACACTCTATTTTCTTTTCTGGTGGATATGCTATCCATGCTACTCCTCATACAGTTAATTTGGGGCGTCCTGCTTCTCATGGTTGCGTTCGTCTCCATCCAACTCATGCCGCAGAACTTTACACTATGACGAAAGGACAACCAACAACTATTCACATTGAATAATGTTTATCTTTGATAATGTAGTCTCTAAGACTGATTGTGAAGAATACGTTATAAGGATTGATAAAATCTATAACGAAAGAGTTAAGTCGGGTCAAGATCCAATAAGTTTCTCCACTCGACTTATAAATATCGATGAGCCAATAATTGATTACGTTAAAAACTATATCGAATCCAGAGTGAATGTTATTCTAAATCATCGCTGGAGTCAGTTACAATATTGGCCTGTCGGTATTCATTCTATGAGGCATATTCATATAGATCCTCGTGCTGGGGATACTAACTATACGAGTATGCTTTATTTGAATGATGATTTTAGTGGTGGCGAGTTCTACACGGATGATATTACTGTCATACCGAAAGTAGGTAGGCTCACTCTCTTCAACGGAAGAGAGACGTATCATGGAGTTAAAAAGGTAGAAAATAAACCCAGATACTCTATCATATTTTGGTGGAACGTAACCACGGAGAACTTCGTATGAAAAACACGCCTTCCTACTCTTACTCTCATGCCTATGCTGTTAGATGGGCTCTTGAAATGGAACTAAGTCGTATGAGAATCTTTTATGAGGATAGGCAGGAGATGTTTAGAGTGATAAATTATTTTGAAGAGCGAATAGCTGAATTGAAGGAAGAAGAGGCATTATGTTTAAAGGCTCAAGTTTCGTAGAAGAGGTAGAAAAGCTCTGTAGGACTAAGAACATCGAGTATATCGATGCAGTGGTCTTCTGGTGTGAAAAGAATAATCTGGAAATTGAGACAGCCGCCTACTGGATCAAAAAAGACCCTGTTATGAGGTCTAAGATTCAGTTCGAGGCAGAGAATCTTAATGTCCTAAAACGAGGTGCTCGTCTGCCGGTATAAATAGAATGCACCCTAAGATATGGAGGCCAGCTATGCTCATACAGACTGTTGGTAAACCGAACCATATATCTTTAAAGATGGCCAAAGAGGCCACGAGGTTCTACGCAGAATATCTTATGCCAAAGATATACGATAAAGTGTTCGTTACTTTGGAGTTTAAGAAGTTTCAAAGAGGAAATAATGATTATGCCTACTGCGATGCTATTGACGATGGCGAGCAACGTAAGAGAGATTTTGTCATAACATTGGATGCTCGTCTTAATAAGAAAGAGACCCTATTGGCTCTTGCGCATGAGATGGTGCATGTGAAGCAATATGCCAAAGGGGAGTTAAAGGATCTATTTCGCCCAACCAGAATGGTTCGATGGCAGGGAGAAAGATTTGATCCTGAGGATATGGATTATTGGGAATTGCCTTATGAGATCGAGGCGTATGGCCGTGAAAAAGGTCTATATGTGAAGTTTATGACACATTTGGATGAAAAGATAAATGGGTATATCAGCGTTTGATGCTTATAGAGAATATGTGGCACTGAAGAACCACTTTACAAAACCTAATTATGACTATATAAAGTATAACGGAAAAACAGGTCTAAAGGTTGACTCTTTTAATAAGAGGAAAGACAAGCTGTTTTTCGAGAAACTAGCTAAGAAGGATAACGTCCATGAGTTTCTTGTTGCTAACCTTTCTGGTAACCCTAAGTTATGGATACGCGATCTCGCGTACTCCGAAACTGCAGAGAATACCTATCAGAGTTGGAAAAAGAAGACACAATCGCTAACATATAATTTTAAGAACGAGGTTGAAGAGCATCTATATAAGCCCTTCAACTTCAACTTTGTTGTTAAACCAGGCGAGCACCCATTATTGATGAAAGCCTATCTAGCAGGTAGACTGTCTTTTGAGACATTTTGTATTATGTTAGAACTCACTAAATCAATTGCCTCATGGGACTCTAAGATGGAGTATGATCCTATTTGGCAGGATCTATCTAATAAAGTTAAGAAATATACCCCTTTCATAAAATATGATAAAGACAAGTTCAGAAAGATAGTGATTGATTTATACGGTGATTGATGTTTAAAGTTATGCCTATTAAAGAGCATTATGAGATCAAGGATCAACTCCTTGAGATTATAGAAAGACAGAATACAACCCCCACAAAATTCGAGAGAGAACAGGTATCCAGAACTGACTGGCACGTTGACCGTGCACAGATAAGAGAATATTTTAAATTTATATTTCCTATAGTATATCCTTACATGCATCAACTAATGGAGGATGCATTTAACAAGGATGAAAAGATTTATGACATCGATCATATTAAGATCAGTAGTTATAGAATGAACCGATATGAAAAGAGTGATTATCATGGCTGGCATAGGCATCCAAACTCATCTTGGCATTTCATTTATTATGTCGAGTTACCTGAAGGAGCTCCTGGTACTGAGATACAAATTCCTTTCACGAACGAGCGTGTTAGACCAGATGTAAAAGAGGGCGATCTATTAATGAGTCCTTCATGTTTTCTTCATAGAGGACCACCTAATGACTCTAAAGGCAGAAAAACAATTATCGTTATGAATACTAATTAAATTTTGCTTGACTTTTGGTTTGCTTAGAGGTAATATAATGAAAGAGTTGATAAAGTCAGTTTCTATTAAAGAACATGATAGCATAAAGCAAGAACTGTTAGAAGTTTTAGCAAGGCAGAATTCGTCTCCTTATTGGATTAATGATGGATGGTATGTTCATAATACGGACTGGTTAGTTGATGCAGGTAAACCAAGAGAATATTGTAAATTCTTATATCCTATATTAGCACCTTATATTCATAAAATGTTAATAGAGTCGTATGGGCCAGATTATGAAAACACTACATTTAAAATGATAAATTGTCATTTTAATCAATATCACAAAGGAGAGTATCATAACTGGCATAGGCATCCAAACTCATCTTGGCATTTTATCTATTATGTGGAGCTTCCAAAAGATTCTCCTCCAACAGAAATAAGAATTCCGCTAACACAAGAAATTGTTAGTCCGGATGTAAAAGAGGGAGATATGTTAATGGCTCCTTCTCTGTTTTTCCATAGAAGCAAACCTAATGCTTCTGTAGAAAGAAAGACCGCCATCGTCTTTAACTTCAGTTGATGGTAATATAAATAACCATGGGCGTTATACGTAGCCCATACAATCGTAATACATCGAAATATGGAGAAAATATATGGTAGATTTTAAGGCTCTCAAAGCAGCTTCGGGTAAGAAGTCTCTCGAAACTCTCACTTCAGAACTCACTAAACTCAAGGACAATGGTGCCTCTAAGAACGGTCCTGATGATCGTTTCTGGACAGCAACTGTAGATAAGGCAGGTAATGGTTATGCCGTTATTCGTTTTCTTCCTAGCCCTTCAGATGAGGATGTCCCATTCGTTAGAATGTTTGACCATGGTTTCCAAGGACCAGGTGGATGGTATATCGAAAACTCCCTAACAACTATCGGTAAGCAGGATCCAGTTTCAGAGTATAACTCAAAGCTGTGGAACTCTGGTATTGAAGCTAATAAGGATATCGTTCGTAAGCAGAAGCGTCGTCTTCACTTTGTTTCTAATATCTATGTTGTTTCTGATCCAGGTAATCCAGCTAATGAAGGTAAAGTTTTCCTCTTCAAGTATGGTAAGAAAATTTTCGACAAGCTCGAGGAAGCAATGAATCCTCAGTTTGCTGATGAAGAGGCAATTAACCCATTCGATCTTTGGTCGGGTGCTAATTTCAAGCTCAAGATTCGTCAGGTAGAAGGTTATCGTAACTATGACAAGTCTGAGTTTGATAAGACTGGTCCTTTGCTTGATGATGATAAAGAGTTGGAGAAAGTTTGGAAGTCCGAGCATTCGTTGAAAGCGTTTCTTGAGCCTTCTAACTTCAAGAGCTATGAAGAGCTTCAGGCTCGTCTTACTAAGGTTCTTGGTGAACCTGCTGCTCAGAAACGTGCAGCTGCAAAGGTTGAAGAAGAAACTCCTTGGCAGGATGAAGATGCTGCTCCTAAGTTCAAAGCAACTCATGCACCTAATTATTCAGGTGATGATGATGACGATGAAGCTATGGATTACTTTAAGAATCTCGCTGAGAAATAAAACAATTAAGGGAGCCTTCGGGTTCCCTTTTTCATTAGAACAATTTAATCTTATCTAACTCTTTGTAGTGAGAACCTCCAAACCCAAGACGTTCAGCCCACTTAGAAATAACTTCTTGGTCTTGTGATCCATTATAGTCAATTCCAGGAATATAAGATCCTTCACCTTGTTGAGTGTTAATCATTAAATCTCTTGATTGTTCAAGTTTCTCGCTGACTTCTCCAGCTTTCTGTTTGTAATTATAATCTTCTATTTGTTGTTGTATAGCAGATTGTTCGATTGTATTAGCAGCTGCCGCTACATTAGGAGATTCAACAGGTACAGGTCTTTCTGGAGCCATAATAGGTTGTGCTGTAGGTATACCAGCCATTTCATTCATTTTCATAGATAACGCAGATCCAGGTCTTATAGAATCTTTAGCAGACTCTGATAGCTTGGCCATAATACCGCCAAATCCTCCCATACCTCCTCCCATGGCGAGTTGCATTAGACCAGCGCCATGTTTTTCTGATTCGGTTGGTTGTGGTTTTTCAGCGTCTGGTGCAGCAGATTCTCCTCCGGATTCACCACCAGCTATAGTTTTATCTGCTCCTGGTACTGCTTGTTCTTTTCCTCCAGCTGGTGTAGCATCAGGACTACCACCACCTTTACCATATGAGGCTTGGCTTGTTCCTGTTCCTGATAGTTGAATATGAACAGGATCTTTTTCACCAAGAGGACGAGAAAGCCCATATTTGGCAAGGATGCCCATCTTATCCATTTGACGTGCTTGATTGCTACTTACGTCAACAGCATTACCTGTTTCATGATTACTTTTGCCAGGAGGATTAGCAGGTATACTTGATTTACCAGAAATATATGCCTGATAAAGTTGTGCTTGTTTTTCAGCAGTTCTCATACCAGAAGTTACTGAAACAGGTTGACCTGTCTTTGCTTTAAACTCAGATGCGGCTGCAGTAAGTTTTGATACAAGATCTTTATTAACTCCAGATAAATCTTTACCTGCGAGTGCATTCTTATCAACTTTACCTTCTCCGCCATATTCTTGTTTTGCTGCTCCAGATATAATACCACCATGAGCTTCTGGATGTCTTTCTCCTCCAGCATTTGGAGTTGCTGGCGGAGGTGGTGCAGCAGGAGCAGCATCTGGTGCTGTCTCTGATTTTGGTGTGGTTTCAGGAGTAGAAGTAACTTCTCCAGTTACTTTTTGTTTTTCTTTTGCTTCTGCTTTAGTTTCAGTAGCTGCAGTTTTGTTATCTACCTTTAGTCCTCTGAGATAACCAAGTCTGCGACCTGTATCACGTTCAGCAAATGCTGGCTTCTCATAATGTTTTACTACAGCATACATTCTATCCTGATCTGATAGACTTTCGTCCATCATAGCAGTCCATGCTTTAGTGTATTCTTTCTTGGTCTTCATTTCCCAGATAGCAGCTTTTGTTTGCTCTGCTACTGTCATATCTTTAGGATATTTACCGAATTGTCTCTTTATTTCTTCTGATCTTTGTGGATCCCACTGAACAATGCCCTGTGCCATGTGCACGAATTCGCCACGTGAGTTTACGTCACGATTATAGGCATTGGGCTTTGCAAGAGACTCTCCAGACATATTGGCTGTGAGAATCTTAGCAGCTTTATCAGAAAGACCTTCAGCTTTTGCAGCTTTATATGCTTCTTGTTGGTTCTGAGCAAGATTACCAGATGCAACAGTTGCTTTACCTTCACCACCCATATATTTGATAGCTTCATTAGCAGCTATAGCACCACCAGCAATAACAATACCACCAGTAGTGATAGTCTTAAGGGTGCTCATAATATTACCGAATATAGATGTATTATTCGTATTGCTGGATAACTGTGCCCAGTTGTTATTCATGGCATTAATGCCACCGAATACATTCTTCATCTGGGCAAGAATATCTTGCTGGACGTTTATAGATTCAGATAGATGATTGTTAAGCTGATCTAGCTTATTGGCCATCTTATTAGAAGTCTCAGCTACCTCTTCTATAGATTCTGTGAGTCCAGCTAATTGTTTTCTTTGGCTTAAGATAGAAGCACCAAGATCTTTAACAACTTTAAGAATATTCTTATTATTACCATCAGCAGCCCTACGGAACTCGCCCATAGAACTGTTCATGGATTGATTAATACTCTTAGATATTTCCCTAATTGCCTGGACATGGCTTGGGGCTGCTTCTTGGTTTTCTTGAACCATTATTTACTTTTAGCCTCTTCTAGTTCTTTTAGGTATGCCAGAAGCATGTCAACGTATATATCTCTTTCAAATGGCATTAGATTTTCTATATCAGATAAAGAATATTTATGATGCTGGACGAGAGAGAACATAGTCTTGTAGTAGTTTCCAAGACTATTATATGACATTATAAGGTAAAAAAATCGTTTAACGAAGTCAAGATAATCTCTCTATCATGATCCTTTTCATTCTTATACTTAATTTTATACTCCATATGAGGGACACTCAGCAAGAATTTCTGGGTTTCTTGAAATGTCTTAATATTAA